TAGCAGCAGAGCTAAATGTGGTCATGTTAATTTGTGATTGTGTTAATCCTTTACCATATTCATTATTGGTTATGTAATCTAAAAAGGTTAAAGCTGGATTGTCTGAATACTTATAAGTAGATACAGTTCCAAATGTTTGCCCTGAATCTCTTGGGTCAAATACTTTTTTACCTCTTACCTGAACCGTTAGTTGTGGTACGCCTTTCCAAATACCCTCTTTATCATATCCATAATGAGCTGCAATATATGCAACGCCATTTAATTTATGTGCTGTAGTCCAGTTAGGCATAGAAGCTACAAGCATAGGGTCTGCTGTTTGTGTTGCAGCTCCATGATGTAGATTCATAACATATCTATATCTTGATGCAGGATTGCTACCAAACTGACCAGCACCAGCATTTATTCCACCACCATTTTGCGAAACTGTATTTAATGAACCTGAACCTGAAGATATCTTATCAGTGCCTATATAACCGCCATCTCTAAATCTTGCTGAGTCTCTTAAAGAATTACCATCTAGTTCAATAGTCCTTCCCAGTATTTCATCACACTCACCTACTGACAAGGCATAGACTACATATAAGTCTCTTGAATCATTAGAAGATACATCCATATAGATAATCTGAGCACCAACCCTACGAGTGCCATATATAACAGGCAGTTTTCCACCAGCAGAAGTTTTATTAGCTAAAATGTCTTGACCTTTAGCCTGCATCTGTCTTGCCTGCATAAAGCCTTTTACTCCCATAACAGCAGTAACTACACGAAAGGTTGTATAAATTGCCTGTAGAGCTTTACTGCCCTCATAAACACCTTTTGCCCATTGAAAAAATTGAACTATCTTTTCAAGCATTACATTCCCCACCTTACATCTGATTTAACTTGAGTAGCAAATTCAAAACCCTTATCGCCTGTACTAAAGGCTTGTTGAGATTCATCAGAATAATGTCTGCCTTTAGTTAAATTCCAATTTGCCCAGTGACTTGCAACAGTCATAGATAATGCAGAGTCACTAATACTTTCTGCAATAGATACATTTCTTATTTGACCAGTAAAATAATTTATTGCACCTACTATGGTTTCGTCTTCGTTGAAATAAGCAATATAAATATCTACTGTTTTATCTGTAAAAGAGCCATCCTGTACCAAAGACCTCACCTGATCTGTAATATTAGAAAAACCTAAATTAATTTCATTGACTTGCAATTGCCCCGTTTCCGTTGTTGAGTCAACAGTTAAGAAAGCTCCACCAGCCTCATAAGAATTAGAGTCATAGGTAACATTTGAATACCAATCAGTTAATCTGATAGTAGATGATAGATTAAGTTCAACAAGAAATGCTGTCTTGGTTGATGTTGATGATACTTGAGTTTGTAGATCAGTAGATAAACTTCTAGGCACTATATAATAACCTCTCTAACATCAAATGAAATACTGTAAAAACCACTAGCATCTGTTGAGTACATGATTTCATTGTTTTCTAAATAAACAGTAAAACTTGGTTTGTTTACAGTTACAGTCTCATTATTTGCTAAAGAAGTTACTAGGTTGGGGGATATTTGTAAATCTATTGCTCCGCTAGAATCTGCTTGAATGTTGTTCTGCACCATATACACCTTACTATGACCTGAAAATTTTATTAAATCTCCAGCCTTTAAAACATCTACTTGGTTTGCTGTAAAGCCATCTAAGTCTATCAAAGCATCTCCTGATACATGTGCTCCAACTACTTGTATATCGGCTTCTGACTTACCTACACCTAAGTTATCTAATGGTGCAACTATTGTGAAGTCTCCTGAAGAACCTTTTTGTTTTTGTAAAAATGCAAATACTTCCTGAGCTTTTTCTTGTTGTAATGGTGGCATTGCAACTGTAAAAGAAAAATACTGAGCACCTATTTGTCTGACTTGTCTTTTGCCTGATAGTGTTTGATTCAATAGAGTAGGTCTATTGTCTTTAAAATTAAGACTTCTAAAATTTGGGTTTGTTGGAAATTGTCCTGACATTATACTATTCCCATTTTGCCCTGATTATTCATGGCATTATTTATGATTGATGTTATCAATCCTTTTCTTGATGCTAATAACTGGTCAAATCCAGCGGCATCTACTGTTGATATGTTGAAGTTTACTGTAGCACCCATGCTTTGTCCTTTTGTGTGATCTATAACTGTTTCATTAGGATGTAATATTGCATCAAAGCCACCTTTACCGTCTACACCTCCTGCTCTAGCACCAAACCCTGTAAAGCCCCCACCCTCTCCTGATGGTTTTTTTCCTATAGTAATAGTTTCGCCCATGTTTCCAAAATCCTGAGCGGCTGCAGCAAAATATCCAGGACTTAAATTAGCGGCTTTTGCTGTTGAACCTTCAAACATAGCACCAATATCAGTTATCTGACCTTTAACCATACCAACTAATTTTTGTACTATAAATACATTAATTAATTCATTTATAACCGCTCTAGCTACTGATGTGGCTAAATCTTTAAAATCTAAAAACTGTTTACCTGCTATGTCAAAAAATCCTTGAAATGCGTTTGTTAATTGACCTTCTACTGTATTTGCAAAATCTTTAGTAATTTGTATAGTTTCTTTTATATTTTTTTGAACTGTAGTTTGTGAATTGTTTAACAGCTCATTAACTTTTGTTACTGTAGCTGCTTCATTTTCTTTTGCTTCAATTAAGCCTTCAATTAATTTTATTTGTTCTTTTGTGTTGTCTATATGGACTTGTTGAGCTTGTAAAGCCTCATGGTGCTGTGAACCAGTTTTCATTGCTTCTTCTTGTTTCAAAAGAAGATCATTTTGTTTATCTAAAGAAGTATTTAATTCTTCTACAGTTCCACCATAATCTCCACTTTGTTTATTAACAATAGCAATAATACTAACTAGGGTTGCAAAACCAGCAGCTATTAAACCAACTGGATTGGCCAACATAGTAACTGTTAAAGCTCTTAATGAGGTAATTAATGCAGGAATAGCTGTTGTTGCAAGTACTGTAACTGGAATTATTAATATTTCCATATTTTGTGCAACAAAGTTTATACCACTTGCAACAGCACCAAAGGCATTCGTAGAGTTATTAAAGTCTCCAACTAAAGTTGTAAATTGTGTTTTAAGGGCATTGATTGCCTGCCCAATAGTCATATTCATATCTGCAACAGTCTTAGATGTATCTGCTGTTGCATTTATTAAAGTAGGTAATATGTTTTCTGCTGTAATCTTACCAGCAGCACCCATTTCTCTTAACTTGCCTGTTGAAACTCCAAGTCCTTGAGCTAATAATTCTGCTAAGGCTGAGTTTTGCTCCATAACAGAGTTAAGCTCATCTCCTCTAAGAGTTCCTGAAGCTAAACCCTGAGCTAACTGCCTAGAGGCATTTGAAGCCTCAATAGCGGAAGCACCTGATATGATAAAGGTATTAGCAACTGTTTGAGTAGCATCTGCAACTTCTTGCTGAGATAAACCCATTTCTTTTGTTGCAAAAGTAATCTTTGCAAATAAATCACCAACAGAATCAAAGTCTGATCTTGACTCATTAGCAATTCTTTTCATGTGAGCCATTGCATTAGCAGTACCTTCAGCAGTGCCAGTCAAAGCTCCCATTCTGTTCTGAAGGTTTACAAAAGTATCACCAGCTCTAACTAATTCTCTAACACCAAAAGCAGCAATAATTTGATTTCTTAAATTATTTAAAGCCCCTTGCGTAGAGTTAATATCTTTTTTAAACTTATTGAATGCTGCCCCGGTTTTATTTTCACCGAGTATTCGAAGTCTTATATCAGATTTAGCCATTTTATTTTTGCATTTCCTTTTGTTGTATATTTAGATAAGCAATCCAACCGTTAAATTCTTCTACAGTCATTTGTTCAATTTCAGCAACAGTTTTATGCAATCTTTCGGCTAAGGCATACATTGAATATAGCTGCTTATCTTCAGCTACTTTTTTGCTACTTGCCCTTGCGAAATATTACCCATAACTTCAGTCGCTACCCTTACTAGCACTGCACTATCAACATTATTTAATAAATCATGCTTATGTTCTATAGTGTAAATCTTTTCTCCAGCTTCATCTAATGCTTTATAAATTAAAACATAGACAAGCATTTCAACTTCATCATCTTTAGCTAAAGCCATAAATTTTTTCATCTCTAAGAGGGTAATGGGTCTGCAAAAAATCTTTAAAGGATTTGCTTCATCACTACCCCACTCAGGGACTTCTATAACCTTAGTTTCAATATCGTTGTAATGCCTTTTTGCGTTATCTATTGCTGACATTTTCTTATACTGTTGCTGATGTTAAAACGCCATTGCCTTGCACTGAAATACTAGCTTCAACCAATCCATCAAATGATGCACTTCTTGAAACTCCAGTAACAATAGCTGAACCAGTGTAATAAGTGTCACCACTATCAGCACCTTCAGGATAAACATTTAGTGTTACTTCTGAGCCAATAGTTAAAGCACCTTGACCACTAGTATCAGTCTCATCCCAAAATACATCTAAACTTCCTGAGAAAGAAGTCAATGATGATTTATAAGTTCTAGCAGAATCACCCATTGAAGTATCTTCTAAAGTATCAGCAGATTCCTCGATTGAGTAAGACCTAATTTCAGCTACAGCATTAGTACCGACTTTAACAGTACCTTCACTTCCTTTATGTGTTGCCATTTTCTACCTCGTCTTTCGACTTTTTCTTAGAAGAAGGTTTAATTTTATCTTGCGAATGGACTGCTTCTTCTTTCCAACCCATATTCAATAAAGACTCAACCTTTGAAGGGTGAGCTTCTATTAAAACTTTTCCATCAGGACTAATCATTTTCATAATTGCCTCCTATACTGCTATATCAGGATTAGTTTCCTTGACATAGTAATTAGTTAAAAAGGTTAAACTCACATATCCTAGTGGTTTCTCACCTTCACCGTTAAACTCTATTTCAGTTGATTCTAAATAACAGTCTTTAGCTAATCCATCTAAAGTTCT